GAAGGCAGTAAAGAAGAGCAATCCCGACTTAGATATTCGGTTCGTCTTTCAAGCACCCTTTAACAAGATCTACAAAGGATCTAAAACAACCTACGCCAAGTGGGCAGAGAAAGCTGGTTTCCCTTGGTGTTCATATCAATCCATCCCCATTGACTGGCTCACATGACTGACTACAATTCTCCTGAGAATTACGCGGACTTGTTTGCTGATATTCTAGCCGACATTGATGCTGAAGATCCTTCTTACGGTGATAACATTGTAAAAGGTTTTTTCTTAGCTCTTGAAGATTGGCTCGCTTACCACCAGAAACAGACAGATGCATACACACAACTCCGAGAGCGAGTTCGTGAGGCACTTGCCATGTGAGACTTGTGGCTCATCAGATGCAAACTCTTTGTACTCTGATGGGCACACTTTTTGTTTCGCATGTAACACTTATGGACATACTGAAGAAGATGTACACATTCATCAAATGACCACCGCAGTTACGATGCGCGGATCAGCCGAACGGTTGCACAAGCGTCGCATCTCAGAAAAAGTTTGCAAGCAGTACCACATCCACAAGGACGGTCCGGTACTGCGCTTCTACTACTTCAGTGAGTCTGGAGTTTTAGAGGGATGCAAAAGTAAAACCAAAGACAAACTATTCACCTACGAAGGCAATGTCCCAGGCACCCTCTTTGGGCAACACTTGTTTCCCGCCACTGGAAAACGAGTCGTCATTACAGAAGGCGAACTCGATGCGGCTTCATGTCAAGAAGCTATGCCGGGGTGGCCGATGGTATCTCTACCTAGCGGTGCCGCTTCGGCAAGGAAGTCGATTCAAAGGGCTATCCCCTGGCTCCAGGGTTATGAGGAGATTGTCCTGTTCTTCGACAATGACGAGGCTGGCCGTAAGGCGGCGGAGGATGCAGCAAGCGTCCTGCCACCTGGGAAGACGAAGATTGCACGACTGGAGGTACATAAGGATGCTTCAGACGCGCTACAGGCAGACGATTCGCAACTGATTCGTGAGGCGATTTGGAATGCCGTACCGTACCGTCCTGATGGTATTGTCGATGGCAAGTCCCTGCTTGAACTAGTAACTACACCATCACCTCCTGCAGATCATGATTACCCCTTTCAGGGATTACAACACAAATTGCACGGGATCAGGTATGGAGAGCTTGTCACAATTACTGCAGGCTCTGGCATCGGAAAGTCCTCCTTCTGTCGTGAACTTGCAACTCACCTTCTTAACAAAGGAGAACGGGTCGGTTACCTGGCACTTGAAGAATCCAACCGCCGTACTGCTCTCGGACTGATGTCTGCTGCTGTAGGCAAATCCCTACACCTTGGCGAACACGACCGTAAGACACTGACAGATGCATACGAAAAGACTCTTGCTGATTGGAATCTTTATTTATTCGATGGGTTTGGTTCTTTTGACCCAGACCTGATCTACAACCGTATTGAGTATCTGGCAACAGGTCTTGATGCACGTGTCATCTTCCTTGATCACTTGTCTATCCTGCTTAGCGGCTTGGATGGAGATGAGCGGCGGATGATTGACACAACCATGACAAAGCTGCGTTCACTTGTTGAGCGTACTGGCGTTGCCATGTTCCTCGTCTCCCACCTCAGGCGAACATCTACTGATACTAACCACGAGGAAGGAGCACGTGTTACACTTGGACAGCTTAGAGGAAGCGCGTCAATTGCACAACTCTCTGACGGATGCATTGCGCTCGAACGCGATCAACAGAGCACAGGCAAACAGTCTGATACAACAGTGCGAGTCCTTAAGAATCGCTATTCTGGCGAAGTTGGCGTCGCGTGTAATTTGAGTTATGATCTAGCCACCTGTAAATTCAATGAAACTAAACCCGAAGCAGACTTTGATCCAACAACCGATTTCTGAGTACCTCATGGACGTGTATAACGGATCGTTGAACAAACCCAATCCTCCTACTCCTGAAGCAATTGCTAAGGCACAGTTCATCGACAAGACATATCAATGGAAGAGTGCTGCTTCAAATAAGCAATGACTAACCTGATTTTTGATTTAGAAACAAACGGGTTGCTACATGATCTCTCCTGTATTCACTGTCTGGTCATCTACAATATCGAAGCTGACCAAACCACTGTGTATAATGACACAGGTAATGCAGAACCTATTGTCCGTGGCGTCTCCTTTCTTGAGGAAGCCGATTGCATAGTCGGTCACAATGTCATAGGCTTTGACATACAAGCTATTAAAAAACTGTATCCCTGGTTTGAGCCAGAGGGGACAGTCATAGATACGTTGCTACTGTCTCGCCTGTATCATGCAGACCTACTTGCAATCGACCGAAAACGTAATTGGAAGGGTATGCCTATGCAGCTCTACGGACGACACAGCTTGGAAGCCTACGGCTATCGCCTGGGTGAAGCCAAGGGTGAGTTCGGCAAGGATGCTGACTGGTCTAACTGGTCACAAGAGATGCAAGACTACTGTGTACAGGACGTTGTAGTAACAAAGAAACTATGCAAACACTTCCACCCCTACCTGACTGGTGCTCGCTAGAGCATAAAGTCGCACAAATACTTACCCAACAGGAACTCCATGGATGGTACTTCAATGAGCGACAGGCGTACGAGCTTGAATCAACTCTGCGAAGCGAACTGGAATCTACTACAGACGCATTACGAGCAAGGCACCCTCTCATTGCAGGAGCGGAATTTACTCCTAAGCGAAATAACAAAACTTCTGGTTACCATGAGGGATGCACCTTTACTCGGCTCAAAGAGTTCAACCCTACTTCCAGAGACCATATTGCATGGTTAATGCAACAGCACTACGGCTGGGAACCTACACAGTTCACAGACAAAGGTAAGCCTGTCATTGATGAGGTAGTACTAAAGGACATCGGTACGCCGATTGCTCTTCAGTTCTTCCGTTGTCTTGAGCTAACCAAATCACTTGGCATGTTGTCGGAAGGCGTCAATGCCTGGTTGAAGTTAGTAAGAAACAACAGGATTCATCACCACTGTTCAGTCGCAACTAACACATTTCGTTGCGCTCACCGTAAACCTAACCTAGCTCAAGTACCTAGCGATGCAGAATTCAGACAACTCTTTACGGCGACTCCAGGTCAAATCATGGTTGGCGCTGATCTTAGCGGGATTGAGCTTAGGATGCTCGCTCACTACCTTGCTCGCTATGACGAAGGTCGCTACGCAAGTGTCCTCCTTCACGGAGACATTCACCAAGAAAATGCCGACAAAATTGGAATCTCCCGTAAACAAGTTAAAACTGTAACGTATGCCTTTTTATACGGGGCTGGCGATGCCAAGCTGGGAAGAAGCTATGATCCGCAACTCAATGAGAAAGAAGCAAAGAGAAAGGGCAAAGAGATACGCCAGGCTTACATGGATGCAGTACCAGGACTTGAGACGCTGGTTACTGCGGTTAAGTCCAAGGCGGAATCGGGTTACATCAACTTGTGTGACGGTCGCCGCTGTTCTGTTGATGGTAGCCACAAGGCTCTCAACTACCTCCTACAAGGATCTGCCGGAGTACTAGCTAAACGCTGGCTCCTGATCAACCACGACAACACACGTGAGCTGTGCTGCTCACAACTAGCATTTGTTCATGACGAAATCCAATTCGAGTGCGACCCTAAGCACGTCGAACCTTTACGAACATCCCTGGTACAGTCAGCTGAAGCTGCTGGAAAATACTATGACTTGCGAATCCCCATTGCAGCCGAAGCTCAAGTCGGCAGTAACTGGAGCGAGGTGCACTAAGTGTAACCAGTGGAAACTTTTTACAGAGTTTGAATTACAACCCAGCAAACAAAGCTACAGAAAAGACTGCCGAGTCTGTCATAAAGAGCAGAACAGAGCTATACGAGAGCTGAAAAAAACTGCTCCACCTAAACCGCAAGTCTGCGCTTTGTGCGGTAAGCCTGGACGCCTCGTATTAGACCATGATCATACTGAAAACAAGTTTCGTGGTTGGATTCATGACAGTTGTAACAGGGGCATAGGTTTTCTGGGCGATGATCCAGACGGTTTAATCCAAGCTTTAACTTATCTATCCAAAACTATTTCATGGCAACCAAATCACGTACAAGCCTTGGAAGACTTAACTTCCAATCTCGTGCCAAATACAAACACACCCGACAAGGTAACGGCAAACGCAGTCTTCCTTCGCACGGGCGTAAGCTCCGGCGGGGGCAAGGTAAATGAGTCTGCTGATTGATGCTGACTACATCGTTTACAAATGCTGCGCCGCTAACGAATCAGAGATTGATTGGGGAGATGACGTTATTGTCGTCTCATCACGATTCTCCGAAGCCTACGATATGGTCGAACGAGAACTATTCAAGATTTCAAATGATCTTGGAT